CAGGCGATCAAGCAAAAAATTATCGCGCTCAATGAAATATACCCGGTTAAAACCATCTGGGAGAAATCAACATCGCTCCATCTTGCCGGCTATGATCCGTGGAACGCAACGCAGTTTGCCAGCGATATGCGTGACACACACGGCATAAACATGGTAGAAGTGAGGCAGGGTTACGCTACGCTGTCAGAGCCTACGAAGGAAATGGCGCGCTTGCTCAAGGCGAAGAAGGTCCGACACGGCGGTAACGCCGTCCTGCGATGGATGGCGGATAACGTCATCGTCCGCACCGATCCGGCGGGCAACATCAAGCCCGACAAGGAAAAATCCAAACAGAAAATTGACGGCATCGCCGCTCTTGTCATGGCTCTCGCGCTAGCGATCCGCAACGCGGGCACGGAGCGCAGTGTGTACGAAGAGCGCGGCGTGTTGGTAGCGGGATGATCGACGCGAAAGACATTCTTTTTGTCCTCGGCCTCGGCCTTCTCGCCGGCGGTTTAGCGGCATGGGATTGGCGCATCGCCGCCGTTAGTGTCGGCGTCTTATTTCTCGGCCTATCGTTGTTTGCCTATCTGCGGAGGTAGTTATGCTGCTCAATAAAATTTTCACTCGCGACGTAACCGCGAATGATCCCGCACTCAAAGCAATGCTGGCGAGCTGGGGCGGCGAAAGTATTGCCGGCGCCAACATCACGCCCGAAAACTCGTTGAAAATCAGCGGATGGTATGCCGGAGTCAAGATTCTCTCAGAGTGCGTGGCATCCCTGCCGCTGCTCACCTATCGCCGCACCGGAGAGCAGGGTAAAGAGCGCGCGCGCAACCATCCTGTTTATCGTCTACTGAGAGAGAAACCGAACGAATACATGACGCCATTTGAGTTGATCGAAACTTCGATGGCGCATCTGATTTGCTGGGGTAATGCGTTTTCTATCATCTCGCGCGACGGGCGCGGCGCGGTGACATCGTTGTGGCCTATAGCGCCGAGCCGCGTCAGAATGCAGCTCACCGCCGACCGCATTTGGTATTATTACTCAAACCCCGAAGGCCGCGAGGTGCAAATCGCGCAGGACAACATGCTCCACCTGCGCGGGCTAGCATCCGATGGATTGATCGGTTACTCGCCCGTCGATCTTATGCGTGAAGCCCTCGGCTTGGCGAAGATCGAAGAAGAATACCGCGCTAGATTTTTCAAGAACGACGCTCGGCCCAGCGCCGTTGTCGAGTATCCGGGCAAACTCAGCGAACCCGCTTACCAACGATTCAAAAACGACTGGCAAGCAACTTATGCCGGTATGGCCAACAGTCATAAGATCGGTTTTCTTGAACAGGGCTTGAAATGGCATGACGTTGGCTTTCCGCCTGAGACAGCGCAATTCATCGAAGGCAGAAAGTTTCAACTCGAAGAAATCGCGCGCATCCTCGGCATTCCGCTCATTCTCATGCAGTCGACGGAGAAAGCGACTTCTTGGGGCACGGGCATCGAGCAATTCTTGATTGCCTTCATGCGTTTCACCATCCGCCCATGGTTGCGCCGCTGGGAGTCCAGACTAAACACGATGCTGTTCACGCCGGAAGAGCAGCGCGCGTTCTTCTGTGAATTTCTCGCCGAGGATTTACTCCGCGCCGACAGTCTCACGCGCGCGCAGGTTCTGCAAATCTTGCGTCGTAACGGCATCGTGAACGCCGACGAGTGGCGCGCAATGGAAAACTTGAATCCGCTACCGGATGAGCAGGGGCAGAAGTACATCATCGAAGGCAACATGACCACGCTGGAAAAAGTCGGCCAGGATGACCCCGCAGAAGAGCCGGACGACGACGAACCTGTGGGGATGAACGGCAACGGCAATGGCAATGGGCGCTCGCTTTTGTTTCGGCCATGACGAAAGTCGCGCTTTGCATCCCCTACTATCGCTGGATGAGCATGAAAACCCATTCATGCCTATGGGCCGTCGCGCGCCGCTACAAGGGCGTTATTGATGAGTTGAGCGAGGGCAGTTGTTACGTTCATTGGAACCGAGAGAACCTTGTAGAGCGCGCGCTTGCTCGTGATTATAGTCATGTCTGGTTTGTAGATACTGACATGGTTTTCGCGCCTGATACCCTCGAAAGACTCCTCGCTCATGACGTTGACGTGGTGGGCGCCTACTACCGCGTGAGGGGCAGCGCCAACGGCGAGAACAATACCGACTCCACGCTGAAAATCGACAAGGACGGCCAGCTTACCAACTTGCACCCGCCGTTGCCGACTCGCATATTCTCCCGCGCAAATGGTTATCCGCTCTGCGGTATCCCCACTGGCATGTTGCTTTTACGCATGGGCGTATTCAAAAAAATGGAACCGCCTTATTTTCTCTGCACGCGGCCCATAGGCGAGGATGTTTTTTTCTGCGCGCATCTCTACAAAGCCGGCGTGACGATATGGTGCGACCCGACGATCAAAGTCGGCCACCTGGGGGAAAATGTGTATGAATAAGAAAAGCTACCGCGTGGACGAAGCTGCCGAAGAACTTGGCGTGAGCCGGCGCACCGTGGAACGCGCCATCGCCACGGGAGAGATACACGCATACAAGGTGCGCGACACTCGGCGCATTGATGCCGATGAAGTTGACAGAATCAAAAAAAAAGAGACAGAGCATCGCGAATTTTAGCGTCCGTAAACGTCCGCAACCGTCTATAACCGACATCAACGCTCTTGCCCGTTTAACTCGATTGCATTTATAATCCAACCCAGCTTGGCGGTGTCTGCCGATCACGGACATCGCACCTTGGGACGAAAAAGCCGATCTCGTGCACGGCGGGATCGGCTTTTTTATTCGGATTATGGATATCGAACGTAGATCGTTTAACCTCCAAGAAATCAGAGCCAAACGCGGCGATATTCTTACCATCGCCGGCCACGCTGCGGTCTTCAACCAACTTAGCGACGACCTCGGCGGATTCCGTGAACAGATAGCGCCGGGCGCGTTTGCCGACACCATCGGCCAAGATGACATCCGCGCGCTGTGGAATCACGATCCGAACTATCCACTTGCGCGCAACAAATCCGGCACGCTCAGATTACACGAGGACTCGACAGGCTTGGCCATCGAGGCCGATCTTGTCGACGAGCCTTTCGAGCGCAGTCTGATAAAAAAGATCGAGCGCGGCGACGTTTCGCAGATGTCGTTCGGCTTTATGGTCCCTCCCGACGGCGACGCTTGGCGATTCCAGAGCGAGGGCTTGGTTCGCACGCTAAACAAGGTCCAACTCTTCGACGTTTCGCCCGTCGTATACCCCGCTTACCCGCAAACCGATGTCAACGCGCGGCTTAGTCAAATCGCCGCCGAGCTGCGCAAGAAATCCCAACCCTCAGTAATCGACGACCGCGCCGCGGCGTTGCTCAACTTCGCCGAACGAAAACTCAAACATAAAAACCGAATTTGGCTCTAAAGGAGAACCAGCCATGATCGAAATCGTAGAACTCAAACGCAAGCGCATGGAAATCGTCACCGAGCAGCGAAAAAAGATGGACATCATCGACGCCCGCGGCGACGGTGAAACCGCCGAGGAACGCGAGTGGTTGGATAAGACCGACAACGAAATCGACGTTCTGTCCAAGCGCATCGAACGCGAAGATCGAATGATTCAGCGTGAAGCCGAGATGGCGCGCCAGCATTATGAGGCCATGAAGGGCGGCGACAGCTTGACGCAGGGTCAAACGCGCGCCGGCGGTCAGGTCTACAATTTCGCCACCACGCCGGCGCCAAACGAAATCCGCATGTGGGAGCCGGAGCACAAAGATAGACTCAATCATGCACTCAAGGCATGGTTGCGCAGCGTCAGAAGTGACGTTGAACTCGAAGCGCCGCAGATCGAAGCTTGCCGCGTGCTTAACCTCAATCCGCGCGCTTCCGAAGTCGTGCTAAAACTCACGCCCGACTATCGCACGATCTTGAAAGAGAACCGCGATTTGTCTCTGACAGCCGGCGCCGGTGGTTACACCGTGCCGGTGGGCTTCAGCAATTCGCTGGAACGCGCGCTGTTGGCGTTCGGTGGCGTTCGCCAAGTGGCAACCGTACTGCGCACCGAGAGCGGAAATGATTTGCACTGGCCGACCACGAACGACACGACGAACAAGGGCGAAATCATTTCCGAAGCCTCGACGTTCGGCAGCTCGGTTGATCCCGCCTTCGCGGAAGTGATTTTCAAGGCGTTCAAATATTCGTCCAAGGCGATCAAGATCAGCTCCGAGTTGATCGAAGATACGTTCTTCGATATCGCGTCGATGATCGGCGGCATGATGGGCGAGCGCATCGGTCGCATTCAGAACGACCACTTCACCACGGGCGCGGGCACCACGCTGCCCAAGGGCCTGACGGTCGCTGGCTCGAATGGCAAAACCGGCGCGTCGACGAACGCGTTAATCGCCGACGAGGTAATCGACCTGCAACACTCGGTCGATCCTGCTTATCGCCCGCAGTCATCGTGGATGTTCCATGACACCGTGTTCGCCTACATCCGCAAGCTCAAAGAGGCGACGACCAACGCCTACATCTGGCAACCCGGCATGCAGCAGGGCGCGCCGGACATGCTGTTAGGCCAACGCTACACCATCAACCAATCGATGGCGTCGGCGTTCACGACTGGCCAAAGTTGATCCTGTACGGCGATTTCTCGAAGTACGTTGTGCGGGATGTGCGAGAAGTGCGCTTGTTGAGACTCAACGAGTTGTACGCGCAGACCGATCAAGTTGGCTTCGTGTCATTCATGCGCACTGACGGCAACCTACTCGACGCCGGCACCAAGCCGGTCAAGTGGCTTAACCTCGGATAAGGGGGGAGTCATGGCAGAGAATCACCTGACGAAAGTTGTTAAAATCACCGAAGCCGTCACGGAAGCTGCGGGCGCCGCCGGTGATATCAGTCACACCGGCGGCACGCTCGACATGAGCGGGTTTGAAAACGTAACCATGGTTGTCGTCTTTGGCGCCATCACGGCGGGCGCGGTGACAAGTGTCAAGGCGCAGCAAGGCGCGGCGTCCGATCTCAGCGACGCGGCCGATTTGCTGGGCACCGCGCAAACCGTAGCGGATAACGATGACGGCAAAACATTCGTCATCGAACTTA